CTAAGAAACGGCACATAGTTCAATGTGCTACCAAGGTTGTATATTATTCAAAAATAGTGTATAATCAAGACTAACAGAAATTTAAACAATATGCCAACTTGTGTTTTAGAAATTGCGGACGAAACTAATGTAAAGATCAAGGGTCTTGATTTAGATACCCGGAAGAAATTAGTTGCTAAGTTTAAATTTGATGTACCTGGTGCCCGATATCTTCCTGCAGTTCGGCTAGGCCGTTGGGATGGAAAAGTTTCCTTTGTTCAACTAAGCGGATCAACTTATATCAATCTATTGCCTCAGATTCTGCCAATGCTTGAAGCAGCAGGATATGATATTGAAATTGAAGATACTAGAGACTATGTTACTCAATTTGAGTTTGATTCAATCACTGAGGATTCCTTTGCTCATATAAATTGGCCTGCAAAACATGCAGCAGAAGGTAAACCAATTGTATTACGAGATTATCAAGTAGCAGCAGTTAATCAATTTTTGTCTACTCCACAATGTATCAATGTCTTAGCAACTGGATCAGGGAAAACTTTAATTACGGCAGCAATGAGTTACAGTGTTCAGAAACATGGTCGGTCAATTATCATTGTCCCAAACAAAACACTAGTAGTTCAAACTGAATCTGATTATCGCAATCTTGGATTAGATGTAGGTGTATACTTTGGTGATAGAAAAGAGATTGGCCGAACTCATACTATTTGTACCTGGCAAAGTTTGAATGTAATTTTAAAGAATACCAAGAGTGGTGAAGGTGATACCATAAGCATTGGTGAATTTATTGAAGATGTAGTGTGTGTTATTGTTGACGAAGCCCATTCATGTAAAGCCTCAGCATTACAAACTTTATTGACTGGTGCTATGGCAAAGATTCCATTACGATGGGGTCTTACTGGAACTATTCCTAAAGAACAACATGCTGCATTAACATTGACTTGTACATTAGGACCAGTTGTTGGATATTTAGGTGCAAGTCAATTACAAGACATTGGTGTATTGGCGAATTGTAAAATTAACATTTGTCAATTAGTAGATCATGTTGAATTCAGGGATTATCCAAGTGAGCTTAAATACCTATTAACCAATGAAGACCGATTAAAGCACATTGCCAGTATGATTAACCAGATCAAAGATACTGGTAATACATTGGTGTTAATGGATCGTGTTGAGCCTGGAAAGATATTAGCTGAACTTATTCCTGATAGTGTGTTTATTAGTGGTGCTACGAAGTTAACCGACCGACGATCTGAATTTGATGAGATTGCAGACAATGATAACAGGGTATTGATTGCAACATATGGAATTGCAGCAGTAGGTATTAATATTGTGCGTATTCACAATCTTATACTTATTGAACCTGGAAAGAGTTTTGTCCGAGTTATACAAAGTATTGGACGAGGGTTACGAGTTGGGCATGATAAAAATCATGTAGAGATTTATGATATTACCAGTACCTGCAAGTTTGCCAAACGGCATCTTACCAAGCGTAAAGAGTTTTACAAAGAAGCAAATTATGAATTTAATGTTCAGAAAATAAATTACATAAAATAACAAAAGGAAAATTGTGCGGATATTAAATTTAGAAACAAACAAAGCGTATGACATGACGGATATACCAGACGAAATTGATGATATTCGTTTTTGTGTATTAGATAATTCAGACCCGAAAAATCCAGATTATTTTTATATCCCTCTTATTTTCTTGGAAAGTTTTAACAGTCCTGCATTAGTATTAAAGATTGGCAATTGGACATTGAAGATGCCGGTTGATTGGCAGATTTTGATTGGTGAACCTGATGCTGGAGATTTAGAAGTAGTTCCTCTGACTAGTATTAATGACCGAGGGTTTAGTGCATTTTGTTTTAATCCTATTAGTAGTTTCAGGCCTGAATTTGCCCCATTGGAGATAGTTGACATATATCAAGATGTAAAGTGGTATTTTCCAAAATTAAAGCCTGGACAAATGCTTGCAGTTCCTGTAGAATCTGGAACAGACAAACCATTATGTGTATTTTTTGTAAAGGAAATAAGCCGAGTAAGTGAAGTAGTGGACTTCAGCAAAGCCTGGTAAAATATATGAGCGATAAGTTAACGATACGAAGTGAAATGCGGGCCTTTGATATGAAAGACCGTGAATTTTATGATAGTCTTAGTGATGAAGAACGCAAGAAGTTTAGTACTTTTCTTATGCTCAAATATGGTGGAAATGTTGAGGGTAGTTATGATCTTCAAGCCTGGTATTTGAGGGCACATAATGAACGAGTCAACATGAACTTTTTTGATATTGGGAAGCAGCCTAAACTACAATGGTTGACATGTACTACTGTTAGTCCTGAACTAGGCCCACAGAATCATTATTGGCTTAATGTAGTAAAGAAGAAAGAAGGTCTTAGTAAAGTACATAACTTTTTATCTAAGCTGTATCCGGCGATGAAGAAGTCTGATATTGAATTGATGGCGAAATTGAATACTTTAGCAGACCTCAAAGAAATGGCGAAACAACTTGGATGGGATGCTAAACAAATAAAAGCGGAACTATGATCAACCAAATTATTGCGGAGTGGCAAAAGAGTACTATGACGAAAGCTGAACAAGCATATACCTGCCGACACTGCAATAAATCTTTCACTAAAGAAACTACCTTAATTTCACATATGTGTGAGAAAAAGCGTAGGGCTCAACAAGAGAAAGAAATTGGTGTTCAATGGGGAATGCAAGCCTATATGAAATTCTATGAAGTTACACAAGGGTCTACTAAAAGTAAAACATATCAAGACTTTGCCAGTAGTTCATATTATATTGCGTTTGTTAAATATGGGAGACATTGTGTTGATATTAAATGTACCAATTTCATATCATACACAACCTGGTTATTAAAGAACAATAAAAAACTAGACCAATGGTGTCATGACAAGTTTTATGAAGAATGGCTAAGAGATTATGCCAAAAAAGAATCAGTGCAAGATGCACTAGAACGAGCCTTAAAGGAAATGAATGAATATGCTGAATTACACCCCGAACTTAAAAATGGTTATGTTGATTATTTTAGGTATGCTGGTATTAATGGGATATGCCATCGCATATCAACTGGTAGAATTAGTTCTTGGATTGTGTATAACTGTGAATCGGGAATTGAGTTTCTTAGTAAACTTAATCAAGAACAAATTGCGATAATAATGCCGTGGATTGATCCTGATCATTGGCATAAACGATTCAAAGATAATCCGCAAGATGTTGAATGGGCTAAATCAATATTGAGGGCGGCAGGACTATGAATTTCAATAGTGATGTAGACATTGATTTTCCTGACCGCCAACAAGTTTTAAATGTAATAAAACATATTGGTGCTAGTATCATTAAAGATGGTAATAAAACATCCCACAATACAGGAATATATGTTACTGAGATTCCTCATGACCCAATTAACAATAGAGCTACAATAGATTACCATGATGCAGAGGAGCGTGGATACATTAAGTTAGATTTTCTTAATGTTGGATTATATTCTCAAGTTAGAGATGAGAAGCATTTAAATGAATTAATGGAACAAGAACCTCCTTGGCATAGATTATATGAGAAAGAGTTTTGTGCTAGATTGAGTCATATTGGCAATCATTATGATATTCTATTACGAATGCCTGAAGCAGTTAATACTATTGCTAGATTGGCGATGTTTTTAGCAGTTATTAGGCCTGCGAAGAGGCATTTAATAGGATTGCAGTGGAATGAAGTAGCGAAGACAGTATGGGAGAAGACAGATGAGAGTTATTCATTCAAAATGTCTCATAGTATTTCGTATTCACATTTGGTAGCAGTACATATGAATCTTATTAATGAAGAGGTTAATCAACTTTTCTAACTAGTATTATTGATCTTCGTTTTGATCTACGGGACGCCAATTCTTTTAAAGAAGTTTGGGGTCCCATTTTTATTTCTACATCTCTACTATTCATTGATTTAACGCTGAATTTAAATTCGGCCCAATCTTGTTTAAGAAACAAATTGATTGGTATAGTGCGTTGACATTCCCACCACCATTGCTCACCTAATTCCAAGAACCTAGTTTTTTGGTCTGAATCTTTCAATGTACCAAAGTCATATATAGTTGTTATCTGTTCGTCTGCATTTTGTATAATGCCAATGTAATCATTACCACCGTAGGTGATGTAAGTAATAAATGGGTATTTAGTTAACAACTGTTTGATTTCTTCCACGCGATTTTATAAATATGTTATAAGAGACCCAATATGCAGGCCATTCAAACATATTTATACAGTAATAAAATAGTGGTTCAGATTCTGGACACGACTATATTTAAAGTAAGGAACAGACAAGTGTACAGCAGACCCATTAAAATTTATCAAGGTATAGATAATCCTATACAAGTGGTAATTAAAAATCAAGATCAAAAAGCCGTGAATTTTACTGGTTATATTATGCAAGCCGACATACAAGATCCGGTTAATAAAGTAACTGCAGAAAGTATTGCAGTAATTATGTCAAATATTGCACTAGGTCAAGGATCATTCATCATAAGTGGTGATATTGCTAATAATTTAGAACAACGATTTTATAAACTAACATTTAAAACAATACGAGTAATTGATAATGCAGAATCTCCAGCGTATGTTGATGATAATTATGGTGTACCACTTGATTTAGAAGTATTGCCCGCGTATTATGCAACCACCAGTGGGACACCTGGTGTAATTGAAACTGTATTAGATGGAGGAACCATATTATGACAATTGAAACAACACATATTTTATTAAAACGCGGCAATACCGCACAGAGTTTAACATATACCGGGCCATCAGGTGAAGTTACTGTTGATACAGATTTGGACAGTTTACGAGTTCATGACGGTGTAACACCTGGTGGTACTTTACTTTCTGGTGATGCAATTAACGGTAATCGTCTAGTTAACGGGGTACGTACACTTACATTAGAAGCTACTGGTAATATTACTGCTCCTGCATTTACTATCCCCAACTCGGTTGGTACTAACGGTCAAGTGTTAAAATGGCCCAGTAGTGGATCAACCCTAGTTTGGGGTGCTGATAGCAGTACCACTAATCAACTGGTCAACGGTGCTCACACAGTTAGCCTTGGTGCAACTGGTAAGTTAACATTCCCAGACTCAGCAACACTGGCAGTTGGTTCCGCGGCTGAAATAGATGCGTTGGCACTGGTCTATACAGATTTTAGAGATCAGTTAACAGATGCGTTTGCCGGTGCCAGCTATACTGGTGATGGTGCCCCTGCTGACTTTACCTCTTACAACCGACTAACAGCATCTGCTGATCCTGACATACAGCCATCATGGATCGTACTTGCAAAAGCCGCAGAAGACGCATATGTTGCAATGTTGACAGCACAGCAGGCAATTAGTTTCAACATTGACATATACGGCAGGCAGTGGACATTTACCAGTGATAGAGAACATATCTCAAACAGTTTATTGATTCCTGAAAACACCACCATCAGTGGTCCAGACAGCATAGTACTAAGGGCTGACGGGAACTCAAACAAAGAAGCAAGGCTTGACCTTGATGCGGCTAATAATAGAGTATCAATAGGAACCACCAACAGAGGGTGGGTGTTTAGTAATGACGGTATATTATCATTGCCCACTGTGGGCAAGATTGGCAATGGTGCTGCCGAGTGGACATTTAGTGAAGGTGGTACACTGACTGTTCCAAGTCCAAATTCAAATCCATTCCTCTTGACCTTTGCCGCAACAAACTATGTTGCCACTGGTCCTAAGCCTACACTCGCATTAACCAGTGCTCCGTGGACAGTGGAAGGACAATATGTTTACGCTGCCAATGGTGAAAGTCAACTAACGCTTGGGGCTATCGGACCTAATCTACTCAATCCTGGATATGCTGTGGGTGATGTATTTACATTTGAGGCCTACGGTGCTGACGATCAAGCGAATCATGGCATAATAGGATATACTGTAACTATAGAAATAATCAGTATTACATCAGGACCTTCGGGATTTACTGCTAGTGTGACAGAAAGTCCAGCACCAGAATATCCTTCAACTATTTTAACCAACGGTGCCATTAAACTCACAACCAATCCTAACACAAGTTGGATATTCGGCACAGATGGTACGCTAACATTACCAGCAGGCGGCGATATTAAAGACAGTACTGGAAACTCGGTATTAGGCGGTGGTGCTGGCGATAGCATTACCAACGGAGGCCATTCAGTCAGCATAGCCAGCAATGGTGTTGTTACTATGTCAACAAGCCGTGGCACATTAGAGTTTGGCGCATTGCCAGAGCCGGGCGGCACACAACACTTCCATATTATGAAAGGCGCTGGCCAAGATGGTAGTGGCGGCATGGACTTGTACTTTGGTGATGACTACAACTATGTTCTTCAACGCCCTGCGTCATATCAAGGAAGCCCAGCCTACGGTGTTGAAATTGGTGCAAACGATCTTGATGGTGGCGATCAACATGTATGGCGCTTTGGCACAGATGGTGATTTAGCAATACCACCAGGCAAGACCATCCGTGACGCCATGACTGGTGATGACCTTTTAGCAGGTGGCGGCACAGCTGGAGATGCCAATATATGGGTACAGACATTTGAAACTCAAAACGGTGCTCCAACAGACATTGTATCACTAGCAATCAGTGTGGAATACGATGACGCGGGCAATGTGATTGCCTTGTTCAATCATTTCAACGACGATGGTGGTGGTAGTTATTATTCCGTGGGCAAGTACACCACAACTGGCGCCAAGATATGGACAGCAAGATTTGACGATGAATTTTACACAGACGGTTGGGGGCTGGCAGTGGACAACGACAGCAACTCGATATATGTGGCAGGCGAGACAGATGTTGAAGGACAGGACAATGCCACTTTGACCAAACTTGACAGCACTGATGGCAGTGTACTATGGAGCAAGATCTATGACTTTGGATTCAGTAGTCAAAGTTCAGTAGTTGATGTAGCCTCAGACGGCGATCCTGTCATGGTTGGATATGCCAGCAACGGCACAGATGACTATGTTGCCACTACCAAGGTAGATGCCGCAGACGGCTCAATCATTTGGTCAAGAGCACTGGACGGTCAGGCCGACGAAGAAGCCTACGGTATGGCAGTGGGTCCTACAGGTGAAGTGGTGGCCATTGGTTATATGGAGCAACTGGATGAAACTGTGTCACACAGTGTTACTCCACTGACTGGTAGTGCTACAAATATATTGGTCATCAACAGAAGTGATTTAAGCGGAGATATACTAACCGACACTTGGGAAGTAGCAGGTACTGGTATTACAGGCACTATTGGTGTAAATGCTATCAATGTTTACACAGGCTTGACTGGCACAGTTCGCCAAGGTTCAGGTGCTGACTTCACCGTCACTGACAATGGTAATGGAACTTACACTGCTCAGGCCGCCATTGCTGGTACAAACTATCTACCGGGACACAAGATCAAGATTTTAGGTACTGATCTTGGCGGTGCTACACCCGCTAACGATTGTACTATCACAATAGACACAATAACCCTAAGTGGTGGTATTGTCGACGTAAGCAATTCAGGAACAGCCGCTGGTACTGAAATACATGTATATTTTGTATCGGGTACTAACTTTGAAACAGGGTCTGGACTGACATTTAACTTTTTTGGTGATAGCGGCAGTACCTATACAGAACACCCTACTGAAATCACAGCCGTGGGCACAAACTATGTTCTAGATGATGTGATAACAATTTCCGGAGCATTGTTAGGCGGCACAAGCCCCACTAACGATTTAATTGGAACTGTTAATGCCAACCTTGGCGGCGTAGTACAATTTATGAGTTTCTCAGGAACTCAACAGACCACAACCTATAGAGTTAGAACAGAAGACGGCGGCCCAGACTTTGGCGGCGTAGGCACTTGGACATTGAGTGGTACAGTAACTGACACAGACAACCGTATGCTGATTATCAAGTATCTCAGCGATGGTACCATTGACTGGCAAAAGGCCATACTGTTTGATGAGGGCTTTGATTGCCGTGGAGCAGATGCTGACATTGACAGTGCGGGTAACATCTATGTAACAGGCAGTTATCAATATAGTTTTGATGGAGGAACAACCAGTGCCCTAAGCATACTGAAACTGGACGGCACGGGTGCTAAACAGTGGAGCAGAAGAGTAGTGGGTGAATGTGATACATTTGGCGTCAGCGTGGTAGTTGGTGCTGATG